TGTTGAGCCTGTTGCGCCTGTTGCGCCAGTTGATCCTGTTGCACCTTGTGATCCATTACTTCCGTTAGATCCAGCAGCACCTTGAGTTCCATTTGTGCCGTTGGTTCCATTTGTTCCATTTGTGCCAGAAGTTCCTTGAGCGCCTGTATTTCCTGTTGCTCCAGTTGCTCCTTGAGAACCAGTTTGACCAGTAATACCTTGAGAACCTGTTGTTCCTTGTGGTCCAGTTCTACCTTGAACACCTTGAACACCTTGAAGACCTTGTAAACCTTGAAGACCTTGTGTGCCTTGAACTCCTTGAGTTCCTTGAGCACCAGTTGCGCCTTGTGGTCCAGTTGCGCCTTGAGCGCCAGTAGCTCCTTGTGAACCAACTACGCCAGCAGCAGCATCTACCCATTGGTAAGTGTCGCCATCGTAGTAATAAATCATTAATACACCAGTAACAGAATTCCACCAGAGATCATTAACAATTGCAGAAACTGGAGCAGAATCTTGCGTTGTTATTTGTGTACCTTTAAGACCTTGAGCGCCCTGTAATCCTTGAATACCTTGAGCGCCTGTACGACCTTGAGCGCCATCAGAACCAATATATCCAGCAGTACCTTGAGAACCAATTACGCCTTGAGTTCCTTGTACGCCTTGTAGTCCCTGAATACCTTGAGTTCCCTGAACTCCTTGAGTTCCTTGAACTCCTTGAGTTCCTTGAGTACCATTTGTTCCTTGTGAACCTATAATTCCTTGAATACCTTGCGTACCTTGTACGCCTTGAATTCCTTGAGTTCCTTGAGCGCCTGTTACTCCTGTTGTACCTTGAGCGCCAGTTATACCTTGAATTCCTTGTGTACCTTGTAAACCTGTAATACCTTGGATACCTTGAGTGCCTTGCACACCTTGAGTTCCTTGGCTACCAGTTGTTCCTTGTGAACCAGTTGCTCCTTGTATTCCTTGCGTACCCTGAACGCCTTGAACACCTTGAGTGCCTTGCGAACCAGTTGCACCTTGTAAACCTGTGATACCTTGAGTGCCTTGCGAACCAGTTGCTCCTTGCGAACCAGTAATTCCTTGAGTACCTTGAACGCCTTGCAATCCTTGAACACCTTGCGTTCCTTGAACGCCTTGCAATCCTTGAACGCCCTGCAATCCTTGTGTACCTTGAGCACCAGTGTCACCAACGTCACCAGTTCTAGCAAAAGTAATTACAATATCAGCATTATTAGATAACGAGTTTACTCCAGATATTTTACTTACTGGTACTTTAAAATAATTTGTCGCATGAGTATGATTTCCAGTGATACTAAATAAAACAAAATTTGAAGGATTTGTTTTTTCTGTGATTGTAAAGTGACCTTTGATCGCAGAAGTAGAATCATCAATAGTTTGTAAGAAATTATATATAGAAACACTTAAGTCATCATTTTCGTTAATATATAATGTGCTAGCAGAAGAGAATGAAGCGTTATTTAAACGGAGTTTGCCAGTGGTAGGATCAGAATCAGTTACTGAATCACTAAAAGTATAATCAAAAGCAGCGCCGCCAAATGTTCCAGCTAATCCTTGCGTTCCAGTTAAACCTTGCAAGCCAGTTGTACCTTGAGGACCAGCGATAGCAGAGAAAGCTTCTACCCAGTTATTACTATAATAAATATTTAAATTACCGTCAGTAGAATTCCACCAAAGATCGTTTACATTAGCAGAAACTGGAGCTTGTGCAGAAGTAGAAATTTCAATACCTCTGTCACCTTGAACACCTTGTGTGCCCTGAGTACCTTGAGTTCCTTGAGTGCCTTGAGAACCAGTTGTTCCTTGAACACCTTGAGTGCCTTGAGTACCTTGAGCGCCAGTTGTACCTTGAGAGCCAGTGATACCTTGAGTACCTTGAACTCCCTGAGTTCCTTGAACACCTTGGATTCCTTGAGTGCCTTGTGAGCCAGTTGTGCCTTGCGAGCCTGTGATACCTTGAGTGCCTTGCACGCCTTGAGTACCTTGGTTGCCTTGAACTCCTTGTATACCTTGTCCACCTTGTGTACCTTGAACTCCTTGAGTTCCCTGAACTCCTTGAGTTCCTTGAATTCCTTGTGTACCTTGAGAACCAGTTTGTCCTTGAATACCAGTTATTCCTTGAATACCCTGTAATCCTTGAAGACCTTGAACACCTTGAACTCCTTGCGTACCTTGTACGCCTTGAACTCCTTGAACTCCTTGTAAACCTTGAGTTCCTTGAACTCCTTGCAGACCTTGTGCGCCTTGAATTCCAGTTGTTCCTTGAACGCCTTGAATACCTTGAGCGCCAACTATACCTTGAGTACCAAAAGTTCCTTGAATACCGCTAATACCTTGCACGCCTTGAGCGCCAAGTTGAGTATAAGTAACTTGATCAATATTAATATAAGCAGAAGGTACAGTTGGTCTAGTTGGATTATTTAAAACTCCAATATAACCAAGTTCTACAGCTGTGTTATCAGCATTCCAGAAAATTTCGTAATAATCATTATTTGCAGCATTAAATTGATATTGCCAATTTGTAAGAGTAGGAACATTTTTGCTTACTAGTGTATCAAATGTTGTAGCTAAAGCGTTAACTCCATTTTTAACTAACCAAAAAGTAGCAACGTGTTCTACATTTGGATTAGAGTTATTAGTATCAATCAATTGTCCAGCAAAATTTAAAGTATAAATACCTTCATGAGCAAATGTAATTCTAGTAAGATAAGTTCCGTTAGATGCAATTGAAATTCCATTTGCAATATTTGTACTATCAAATCGAATTGCCTGAGCGCCAGTGGCGGAAACCATTAGTTGGCTAGTAGTAGAATAAAATGAACCGTAATAACCAATTGTTCCACCAGCACCAGAAGGTCCAACTAAACCTTGAACTCCTTGAGTACCTTGAATGCCTTGCAAACCTTGAACTCCTTGAATTCCTTGTGTGCCTTGTACGCCTTGTGTTCCCTGAACGCCTTGAAGTCCTTGAACTCCTTGCGTACCTTGAATACCAGTAATACCTTGAACGCCTTGCGAGCCAGAAGCAGAATTCCAAGTTGTTCCATCACTAATTAAAACAAGAGTTTGATGTTGAGCTAAATAATAAGCATTAGCGCCATCAATCTGTCCATTGTATGTTGCATCAACAGTAACAATAGACGCAGATTTATTTGTCAGAACAAATTGACGACCAGCATTTGCAGAAGCAGAAATTAAAGTTGCTGTAACTGGAACAGAAGCATTGAAAACAATGTTATCGTCACTTGTTGTTAAAATATAATTTCCAGTTTTTACGCTTACGTTTCTTACAAAAGAATCAGCGTCAAGAGTTCCAGTAACATTAAGATAATTAAAGAAACCAGAAGGAAGAGTAGCAACGCCAGTTAAATTTGCGGCATTTCTAAAATAAGTAGAATCATTTCCATCTAATAAATCTGAATCAACAGCTTTTCCGCTGATAGAAAGTTTTTCATTTTCTAATTCGTTGATTGCAGCCTGAACATTAGTAGAAGAAATTCCTTGATACGGATTATTAACAATAATAGAAGCAGAAGCTTGTTTATTACCCCAAAGACCAGAGCCACTATTATAAATTAAAAAGTCGTTATTAGCTAAACCAGTAATAGCTACATCATGTACGTCAACTAAATCGGTTCCATCAACAACTTTAACAAAAATTTCGCCGCTTACATTTACTGCTTTTGTAATTGTACCAATTAAAATTGCATGAGCCGGAGCAACTACTTTAGTTGTAGTATAAGTGCCGGGTGTTGATCCTAACCAAACTTCTTGACCAGCAGAATATCCGCTGAGATTTAATCCATCAATAATACCGTCTGATATTACAAATCCTAAACCACTTGGAGGAATTGATTCTAAAGCAAAACCAAGAACTTTTGAAGATGTTAATAACTGAGTATTAGAAGCTCTTTTTACAGAAGCATGATCAGAAAGTGATCCATAAAGATAAACAACTTCACCTTTATTGATTGTTGTTGCTTCTGCATTTGATACATAAGAAACATTATCTTGCCCAATTTGAATAACTGCATTTCCACCTTTTAATCCAAGGTCAATTGTTCCATCAGATTCGTTCCATTTCAAACGAGCTGGAAGTGAACCAAATGTTGTTCCAGTATGAAAATCAACATAATCAGTATGAGATACTGCGCCGCTAAATAAACCAGTAAAAACGCCGCTTAATACTACATTTCCTGTAATATTATTTCCATCTCTAAAAAAGGAACTATCATACCCATCTAAAAGATTAGAATCGGCAGCTTTACCAGTAATTGAAAGGTAGTTATGCGGAAGATCAATTTGATTAATAACATCATTTGCAATTCCTGTTTCATCAACAAATAAATAACCAGTTAAGTTACCAGCATTTCTATAATAAGCCGCATTATTTCCTTCAAGAGCAGCTGAATCAACTGCACGACCAGTTTTGCTAAGATAAAGACCACTTAAATTAAGATCAGTAATAACTCCAGTAGCATCTGCTACAGAGAAATTTACCTGCGAACCAACTTGAGAACCTAAGTAGTATTTACCCATGTTATTATAGTTACCTTAATCCGATAACTAGATTTACAGTTAAATTGAGCATAAAATGAATTATATTTTAACCATTTACGGTTAAAAGACGTTCATTGTATAAACTCAACTAACCTTATGGGGTTGGAGCTAGACCAGAAGGAGAAACACCAGTATCCCAAGGCATTTTAATTTCTACTGGATCGCTCTTAGCGAGTTGCTTGGCGATTTGCTCGTTAACGTGTTCTTCGTAGCTGCCAGTTACGACGCCTTGAATCCATTGAATAACGTGCGCTTCTGTAAGACTTTCAAATGCAACGAAATCTCCAGCAGGAGTATTTGCGCTTGTGAAAGGAGTAGCGCCAGAGAATTCTCCAACGTTACCGTGTTCGTCTGTACCGATTTTTTTCCAGTAGGTTTGAACGATGGCGTTTTTGTTTGCGCCTTCATCTTTTACCTTGATTCCTGTTACTTTCCATGTATATGTGATAGCCATAAATTTATATATTTTAAATTAGTTTTTAATGTTTTCTAGCACTAAAATGCGTTGCATCAATGATTCGATAGTTGATTGCTGCTCTTTAATTGCTTCAATGAGGAGACCAACCATATTACCATAAGCTAAGTTTCTTAAACCAGCTTCATCTTTTTCTACAGCTTCAGGTAAAACTTTTTCAACTTGTTGCGCAATCAAACCTGTATATCTACGTGTCTTATCGTCCAAATCATTTCTATTATATGTAACACCATCAATCTGTTTTACTTTACTAACTGCATTTTCAATTAATTTAATATTTTCTTTTAGCTTGATATCAGAATATGCAGTAACATTACCAGTTACAATTAAATCATTTCCATTAAAATAACCTGAACCATTAATATTTCCTGTATTTCCAGAAATATATCCATCAACATCAATATAATTATTTAAAGAATGGAATACAATTCTTCCTGTTGCAGCTATACGAATTCTATCGTGAATAGTTGATGTATCTGGATCATTACCTTTAAAAATTAATAATTCAGATTGATCGGAATCTCCCCATAATCTTTCAATTATTGCGCCGTGATTATATGATCCTGCTCCATCTCCACTGAGTCCATAGAATCTGATACCATTTCCAGTTGATCCTGCATTGGCGGCTGATATTTGAATACCGCCAATTCTAGATGTACCATTAGGATCACAATAATAAGATGAATCATTATAATCGTAAAAAATATTTGCTCTAGCTTCACTCATATTAGTGACGCTACTTCCGCCAGCGTTGATACCACCATATAACCAATTAAATCCTGCTGAATAAATACCAGATGGATGCCAAGAAGCGGAACCTGTACCACCTACATTTCCATTACCTTGCAAAGAATATGAAACCATTGCATATACATTTGATGTGCCATTTGGATTTAAATAGTATGCTGTATCATTATTATCGTAAAAAATTGGTGATCTTAATTGATCAAATGCGTAAACAATACCATCTGTATCAACTCTAAATTTTTCAACTGTATTTACATACGCGCGTGTTCTTGCGGTAGTGTAATAATTTAAATATAAATCGTTTCCATTAAAGGCATCTATATGAAGATTGCCAGTCATTATAATTCTACCGTTACTATTAGTAGCGTTTATTGTTCCAACATTTAATGTTGCAAGAACCGAAGTACCATTTGGATTTACATAATAACTAGTATCATTTAAATCATAAATAAATGGAGTGTATAGATAACCATCTGTTCTTACTCTAAATGTTCCTGTATCTCCAGTATATCCAAAATAAAAAAAATCATTACTATCATCAGAGGCATTAAAATACATAATCGCAGTATTATTGCTTTCGTAATGCTTAATGTAACCCGGATCATTTGCTTGCGCTGGGAAGGTAATTGTCGAATCAGTTCCGCTCTTTCCAATTGTTATACCAGAATTAAATGTATTGGTATTTGTCCAAGTATTTGAGTTTCCTAAAATTGTTGCGCCAGAAGTTCCCTGCGCGCCTGTGGTGCCTTGTGCGCCTGTGACGCTTGCTCCTGTCGCGCCTTGCGAACCATTCGTGCCGTTTGTGCCGTTCGTGCCGTTCGTGCCGTTCGTGCCAGATGTGCCTTGCGAACCATTAGTACCAGAAGTGCCTTGCGAACCGTTAGTGCCAGTTGTTCCCTGCGCGCCTGTAGCTCCAGTAGTTCCTTGCGCTCCAGTTACTCCTGTTGCTCCTTGCAAACCAGTTCTTCCTTGAGTTCCCTGAACTCCTTGCGTTCCTTGCACGCCTTGAAGCCCTTCAGTTCCTTGCGATCCTATTGCACCTTGCGAACCAGTAATACCTTGTGTTCCCTGCACGCCTTGAATTCCTTGAGAACCAGTAATTCCTTGAGTTCCTTGTATGCCTTGCGTACCTTGTGGTCCTTGCAAACCTTGAGTACCTTGCACGCCTTGCACGCCTTGTGTGCCTTGAACTCCTTGAGTACCTTGCGGTCCTTGCAGACCTTGAGTTCCCTGAATTCCTTGGATACCTTGAATACCTTGTTTACCAGCATCAGCGTTCCAAGTTAATCCATCACTAAATACAGCGATAGATTGATATTGCGGCAAAGAATAAGTGTTCGCCCCATCAATTTGACCAACTCCAGAAGCATTAACAGTAACAGTTCCAGCTCCTTTATTTTTGATTACAAACTGTCTTCCAGCGTTGCCAGAAGCAGAGATTAAACTAATTGTCTTTGGATCAGCTGAACTTGAGATGATAACATCGTCAGCAGTAGAAACTGTATAATCAACGAACTTAGTTGATACATTTCTAATAAACGAATCAACATCTAATGTACTAAAAATACCAGAAGATAAATTTAAAGTACCAGTTAAATGAGATGCGTCTGTATAGTAAGATGAAAGCTGACCGCTTAAACGAGTTGCATCATAGGATATACCGCTCTGTGCATTTAAGAAAATGCCAGTATCAACATCGACGATTTGAAAATCAATCTGTTGCGGACTTGCTCCTAGATGGTAAACTCCCATATTGCTTTATGTTAATTTCAAAATTCATCACCCAATTTATGCAACGACAGAGCTAATTACGCTGGCAGTCCATTTGATTGTAGCGGCTGCTTGACCTTTAACTTGAAGCTTAAGAGTATCAGTTGTATTATCTCCATCAACAAACACTTCCCAAGTTGCGCCATTTTCAGAAGCAAACTTTGTTACGATAGCATTAGCGACAAGAGCAGTATTGCCAGCTTTATTAGCAACTAAACAATCGTAAGACCAAGAAGCGGCTTTTACGTTAGTTGTATCAAAAGCTGTAATAGTTCCTTTAAAAGAAGCTGCGGAATTATTAGCTATAGCTATACGTCCAGATGTTCCTTCTAAAAACATCTCTGTAACAGTATCACCTGTAGTTGTGCAGTATAAAACAAAATGATCAGATTTAGCTTGATCAGCTCCAGAAATTGTTACACCACCGATAACAAGATCATTAGCTGTACTAGTACCATTATTGGTAATATAATTAAGTGTTACTTGACCAGTACGAGGATAAAGAACATCGAGGTCAGTTGTTTGAAGACCAAGTCCAGTAACGTGACCGTATGTATCAACTAGACCAGTGAAGCTTTGGATTACAACACCTTGAGTATTTGTGCTAACTGTGTTAACAGCAGAAGAAGTATCTTGATGAGAAACAACAATCAGATTAGAACCATTGTCAGTAACAAGAATTCCGCTAGAACCGCTAACAGTAATGTCATTTACGTCACCATTAGAACCTGTAATACGAATAATCGCATCGTTCGTTCCACCAGCAGCGACTGCAAGGTCGTACATAGCGTATTCCGATGTGATCGGCATATTGTAGTATGTCGAACCATCATTTGTAAATTGCCAACGATCAGTACCTTCATTCCAGCGAACCATTGTATTTGGTTCTCCACCACGTTGAATTTCAACACCAGCATTTTCAGTAGCGGTAGCTCCAGTAAAGTCAGCATTCAAGGTGATAATATTATCACCGATGTTTGTCTGAGTTGTGTTGATGTAGGTTGTAGTACCGCTAACAGTTAAGTTACCAGTAATGACTAAACTACCATCAAGTCTTAAAAGATTTGTGTCAGATTTGTAAGCCGAAACTTTTGTCGCATCATTTGGACCGAAAACAAGAGCATCAGAACTTTGAACAGAGTTTACTAAAACAATTGGTCCAGCATTAACTGTTAATGTATCAGCAGCATCACTACCAAGAATTACATTTCCGCTAGCAACCAAATCGCCACCGATATTAATACCGTTAGTTGTAGAATTTCCGCTATTTGTTACGTCTTGAAGATTTCTAGCATATGACTCATTAATCAAAGTTCTCAACATACCAGACAAGGTATGAACAGAACCTTCGCTCGGAGCGGTTGTTGTTACGCCGCTAGCAATTTGATTACGAACGATAACTGCGGTTTGACCAGTAGCAGTAAGAACGTGGCCGAATGGGTCAAAAGTAAATACAACACCAGTAATAGCAGAACCAGCAGCAGCGGCAACGGTAACATCAGCTACGCTAGAAGTATCATGGTGAGAAATTGTGATTGCGTCACTAGCAACAGAAAGATCAAGGCCAGTTCCAGCAACTACTTGAACATAATCATTGAAAACTTGACCACTAACGCGACCAGTTAAATTAATGTTAGCTGTATTTGTAACAGGAGTAGAAACATTAACTTGATAAAGATTACCAGCGTTGATCGAAAGGTAACCAGAAATTCCTGTGCTGAAATCCCATACTGTATCAGATGTTGGTAAGCCAGTTCCATTATCAGCAATAGTTGTAGTAATATCACGGAATGAAGCTGTACCAAGAGTACCAGTAAAGTTGGAGATAACGCCAGTAGCTACTCTTAGGTCATAAGCTTGACCACTGAGGTAACCAGAAATACCTGTGGTAAAGTCGTATGTAGCTTTTGTGCTTGGTGTTAAACCAGTTTGTCCACCAGACACTGTCTGGTCGATAACGTACTGTTTGAGGTCAGCGGCAACAATCGACGCAGAGCCTGTTGTAAAGTTGATTTGATTTCCGACTAGTGTGCCTGTATAATAGATAGCCATTTTTTATATTCTCCGTTGTTGAATTATTTACACGATTTTATTGTTATTTTACTTGTATTAAATCTAGAAATGCGACCCAGTGAATTGTAGTCGCTGCTAACCCTAAAACGCTAATCTTCAAATAACCATAAGTTGTATCAGCGTCGATTAACATTCCGCCAACCGCTAACTCATCAGTTACTCCATTCACAATTGTTCCTCCAACAATTTGCGTGAATCCAGCGCTTATGCCTTTTTTAATTGTACCTTCTGCATTGAATGTAGATGTTGCGCCAGCAGTTGATCTTCCTATAACTCTCACTTTAAAAAACCATGAAGTGTTATTGGGTAAAGTTAACTTCTTGATTTGATTTGGAAACGCCAACTCATAAATTCCAGTTGTTGTTGTTTCTTTTTTTAAAATAAATTCGGAATATTGCGCGTCTCCAGCTTGAGAAAAACTGCCATCAGCAGCTGTGCGAATTCCACTTAAGTAATTATCTGTTCCGCTACCAAGAAGAAGTGTGCCTGTGACAGATACATTCTTTTCAAAGAATACATCTTCTGACGGATCAATTTGATCTGCATAAATTCCAGTGACGAAATTATATTGACCACTTGTTAAGTGATAATATTGTCCACCAGTTCCTCCTTGTAAATCAGGAAGCGAGTTATGGTTGAATTGATCCGCTTCAATAATTTGAATCGGCCCTTCATCATTACCAGATAGAGTAATTTCAACTACTTTGGGCATTTTATGAGAGTGATGTTATGCCTGATGCTACCGAAACAATTCCTTTTAAGATTTTTTGAAACGTACCATTATTAAATTTTACTAAAACATCATATTGCAAATCGCCCGGATGTAATGCCGCAGTTTGTGCTGCAGTTAAAGCGAGTTTGATCGAACCAACTGATGGATTTGTTTTTGTTACTGTGAAAGCAACAAGAGTTGGTGAATAATAATTCTGTTTTATTTCTGCATCAATTGTTGCAGAAGTAAGATTGATTGGTACGCCTCCAGCATCTTTAAGTATAAGACTAACAGAATAATCTGTATTTGTTTCTATGGAAATGTTATAAGTAGAAGCAGACATTGTTAGCAGCGTTCATTTAAATTTACACAAAAAGCGCACTTTTAATGGTGCGCTTTTGAATTTTAATTAAAACTAACCTTAGTAGATAACGAAACCTGTTCCAGTAGCGATTAACCCCATAACATCGTTGAACATACTTTTGTTTACGACTTGAGTTGGTCTTGCTTGGTAAGAATTATAAGCATAAACGAGCTTATTAACTTCTTCGATATGGCTTTTTGATAAAGATTGAAATTGTTTGCTTACTTCGTTTGTATTAACAAAGATAATACGATTATCTTCATCTTGAATTTGTAAAATCCCATTTCCAGAGGAAGAGCCAATAGATTTAATGACGTTTCTTGCCTTCTTTTTGTAGTAGCTCGCCATATAAAGATGTTTGAGAATATCTTGTTGTTCTTTTCCAAGATCAGCATCTTCGCCTGTGAAATTAGTAAAAATTAAGTTGTTGATTTCGCCTAAGTTTGCGGTAATCCAGCCAGAAATGACGCTGATATTAGCTTCCGCTGTATCCGCATCAAATTCGTAGAAGAATATGCCGCTTGCTACTTGTTCGATATTAGCCATTTAAGATTTTATTCATAGCGATCTTCTGTTCTTCAGAAAATAGCTCTTTTTGTTTAGGTTGTGGAGAAAAATATCCGCGACTTTGAATGTTTTGAACGTCGAACTGTTTCATCAGACGCTTCTTTAACATTGGTTTGCTACCAGATTGGTCAATATAAAGGCGGCGTGCTAACGCTTGCATTTGCATATCACTCATTGCGTTTAAATTTTCTTCAAAGATAGAGCGATTTGCTGTACCAAACACATTAACCTCTTTAATTCCTAAAGCTGTCTCTAACTCACGAACTTTATCACGATATTCCTTAGAGTTCTTATCTTGAATGTTGTTTAAATCACTCATAAGACTCGGATTTTTTTTAACTTCAGATTGTCCAGTTGATATTTCCATACTAGATGATACCTTACAGTTTACACTTTTCTAGAATATAGAGAATAAAAAACCCGCCTCTTTCGAGGCGGGCTTCGTAAGAACTATTCTATTAGACAATCTTGCCAACAAGGGCGCGATTGTCAAGAATGATGCGGCCTTCTTCCATCGAGCCGAAATAACCGATCTTATTTTGGCGGATGCTGTATTGGTCGTCAGCAACGAGCGTAAATTCCGAGTTGGAATCTGGATCGGTAGCGACAACACGAAGGAGAGACTCGCGGCTGCGGTCAATACCAACGATGATTTCTTGGGTAGAACCAGTGAAGTCACCAGAGCTTGTGCCATCAGCCTTTGTGAAGGTTGTGACATCAGCAGCAGTGTCGAAAATGGTATTGAACTTTTGGCCTTTGCCCATTTCAATAAACTCAAGAATCGAGACACCGTAGAAGCTTGGGATACCACTAGCGCCGTAGATAGCCGAGCGCATTTCGTCAGTGGCAGGAATGCCAACTGTAGTGCCCGAACCACCAGAAGGTGTGATACCAGCAACGGTGTTGATTGGGTTATAAGCCATCGAGCGGATTTGCTCAACGATTTCTGGAGAAACCAGAATGTCGGTCAAACCAGCGCGAGCGCCACCAGCAGGAGTGCCGTTAGCCCACGATGTGGAGATACGCTTGGCGAGTGTGAGGAGTTCGTTCAAGTCAGCCAAGAGGAAACGACCAGCTTGGTTAGCTTTTTGAACGTGTTGCTTGCCGTTTGTGGAAGCGGCAGCAAGAGCGGCCATTACCAACGAAGCGGAAGTGCGTTCCTGTTTCAAGAGAACTTCTTGAGCCATGCGGGTGAATGTTTTCGCAACAATGTCCATACGATGTTTAGCGGCGTATTTACGATCAAACGACAGAGCGCTGTCAAGGCCGTAAGTAGCAACTTTCAGTTCGGATGTGGTTGGGAGAACTTGATTGGTTGGAAGACCACCAGCGACGGACTGAGAATATACTGTGATATAGTCTTCGTCGTTAATGTCGAAGTAGAGGTCGAGCGGGATGCTAGGATTGTCATCGGCGTTAAATGGCAGAGTTGTGAACAAGTTGCTCAGTGTAGGAGCGTTGTTGATAACTTCTGCAAGTACAGGTCCAATGAAGGAGGCGAGAGCAACTTGCGCGTCGTAAGCGACGGTACGGTTGCGGCTAGCCATAGCTTTGATAAGCTCAATCTGTTCTGGTGTGCGCTTTAATGTGATTTTCATTATAAATTTTTTCCTTTTATATTTTATTGTTCAATTACATACGCAGACCGACGACAGCAAAGCCACCATTGAATTGGTCAGCGATACCGTTAAGAGTTGTGCGTGAGCCTGTTCCAAGAACAAGGCCGAGTTTGCCAGCGTCACTGTGAGCGCAGCCTGTAACTTTACCACCATTGGCGGAAAGTTTGAAGCCAGAGCCAACTGTGAGAGTACCGTCGATGGCGTTAGCGCCGAGTGAGAAGATACCGCGAGTAGCGACTGGAACAGCTTGACCAGGGAGAACGCACATCAGCTCTTCCGCTTTTTGGCGGTAATAGAGAAGCTTTTCGCCGTTTTCATCTGTTTTAGCAGTTTGACGGAGTGTGATTCCGAGGCAGTTTGTGAGATCGCCAGAGGCGGCTGGGGTAACCTTGAGGTTAACCTTTGGATATTGGGCAGCGCCGATGTGTGGGTAATCGGTTTTGCCGAGGTATGAGTCAGAAGCGTATGAAACTGGGTCTAAGTCAAAGTTACCTGCGGAAACTTTAACGAAAACACCTGCGTCACCGCTGCCAACGCCTGTTGTGCTCTCGTTAACGGCAGCGTCAACAAGGGCGTACATATTGACCACGTCAAACTCGTTGAGTTGACGGAATGGTAAGAGACGAATAGCCATATTGTTTTCCTTATTATATATTTACTTTATTGTTATTATTTAGAATAGCTTACGCTAATGTTTTCACGCGAAAAAGCTTGTGCAAACTTATCGCGGAAGTTGATTTCGACAGATACAGAGCTATCTGGCGCGGTGTTTGTGGCGACAGCGCTCTCAAGAGCGGCTGTGATATCAGCTTTCTTTTCTTCTATCTTTGTTTCAACAACGGTAGCGACAGAGGCTTTGCTGACTTCTTTAAGACGAGCTTCAACTTGTTCTGAAATCTTCTTTTCGATTTCAGCGGCTTGCGCCTTGATGAAGTCTTTGTTCTTGTGTTTCCATACAACACCAAATTTTTCCTTGTAAGAAGCAAAAGCTTCTTCAACAGAGTCAAGAGCTTGAACTTCGCCAATGATAACCTTGCGGTCTTCATCAGAGAGTTCGTAAGCAGCATCAAGTTCGCTAACGCGAGCATTGAGGCGAGCAACGGCTTCTTCTTGAGTCTTCTGTTCTTTAATTTTGTTTAACTCTTCTTGAGTTGCCGCTAAAGAAGCTTTCATTTGTTCAACAGAAGCGACGGTTTCGTCGTAAAGCTTCTGAGCTTGTTCTTTAGCAGTTTTTTCAGCAGCGAGAGACTCGCGGTATTCTGCGTCTTTTTGTTTGATAGCTTCTGTGAATTGGCTGGTCATTGAAGCGACAGCTTCTTCACCGAACTTTTTCTCAAGAAGAGCACTCTTGAGTTCTACGATAAGTTTTTCTAAGTCCATATGGTTTATATTTTTTACATTTTTTATCTCTAAAATGGAATTTGATTTTTTATTCGCCAAAAATGCCATCACTTCATGACGATAATCATTTGATGAATCTTGCATCTCTAAATCTTGTTGTTGTTCCTCTGTAGTTTGGTCTTCGGAATCTTGCAATGAGACTGAAACGTTGGAATCAAATGCCACTACGCCATTAACTTGTGCAGCTGGATTTGTAGTGAATCCTCCTCCTAACGGATAGATTTCTCCAACAATAACTCTATTGATAACAGTGCCATCTTGAAGTCTTCCGTTACCACCTCTGCACTTTAAATATTTCGAGTATTCTGCAATCGTTTCTGGATCAGTAATGATATCTGCTTCTTTTAAATTTTCACTTCCAACAGCTAAATAATAACTGCTAAAACCAATTTCCCAACTTGCTGAAATCGAGTTTTTGAATGAATCAGCAGGATCAGAATTGCGAATCATCAACGAAGTAAAAGATGAATCTACTGTTTTATAAATAACTCCTGCGACTGATAAATAAAATGGATCTAATGTTTTACCAGCTTCTTCTTCTGACATTGGAGTGTTATCACTTAATCTATTAAATCCATAGTTAGTGATATGACCAATAACGCGCTTCTTATTATGCTCAATATTTAAGTATTTATTAACAAATCTCTTTGCAATTTTGGCAGCAGTAGCTCCAGAAATACCATCGCCGTTATGGTTGACCATATTTGGTACAGCTAAGTTAAAAGATACTCCTAACAAATCAGGATTATCTTCAAAGTTGATATTTGGAGAGAGCTTTTTCAGCTCGTCAAGAGAAGCTTTAGAAATTTGGAAATCTTTACTGCCGACTTTGTGACAAGCCACAGAAATGTTATCCAATTTCGTTTTATACTTAAACGCCATGAATTACTTTACAGCAGAATGATACAAAATGGCCGCAGAATATTCGTCCAATAAAAATTCATCAGCTGTATCAGTGATTTCTTTCATTGGTTCAAGCTTTTCAATGTTGCTTAAATCTTGTACACAAGCTTGCATTGTTGTTGTCCATTCTTCTTTATTAGAAGCGGCAACAACCTTTTTACATAACTCGACTACACTCGATTTTTGCTGGTCGTTAAGTTTAGCTACGCCAAATTTTTCAGCAGTGAATGTTTCAGAAGCTTTCATGAAAGCATCGACTGCATAAACAGTAGATTGAATATCAGAAGTAGATGCTTTTGACTTTGTCCCTAACGGTCTGCCAGAGGTAGAGTTCTTTGGTTTAGCTGTTGGTGTTTTGGAAATTTTATTAATTGGTTTTCCAGCAACAACAGGAGCAACTGGTTGAGGCGCATTTGGATCTTCGGCCATTGGAACGCCGCCAACAAGAGGATTGTAGTGTCCTTTCTTTCTTTCTTCTACAAGTTTATCTTGTGCCGCCGTTAATTCTTCCGGAGAAGGTAATTTGCCATTGTTCATAGCTTCGATACCTTGCTCTGGAGTGATAATCGACAGTTCCATCAAACGGCTAACTGTACGCATATATTGAATTTCATCTTTGAGATCAATTTCTTTAAATTTAGCAGTAGGATAAGCTTTGAAACCTAAATCTTTTGAGATGCGAATAATTTCTGGTTGAAGAATATCGTTCAAGAAACAGTTGCGCGATTCTTTGAGGCGTTCCATGAAGAAACCAATTTTTGCGGTCTGTCCATTATACTTGTCATCGCCAACAAGAACGTTCATTAAGCCTTCTTTAATATCTTGATTAAGAATCTTGTATTTTTCTTCGCCAACAACTTTTTTTAAATCAGGAATAATGAATTCAGCTTTTGTTGTATGGTCAGAAACGAGAACTCTGCCAACACTTTCGTTCATAAACAGCGATTGCATTGCCGCCATGTTCGCTGGATTGATGCCGCCCTCGTCAGGAGGAGCGCCCATAGTGATTAAGAGCAATACATTTTCTACTGTGCGAGAAATAGCTTGATCAATATGCTTTAATTCCAATTTCGCATTAACATCTTCCATGATTGGGAAGGTAAATGGAATTGCGAATGGTTCATAATCTTGTTTCTTATAGAAAGAATATAACAAGAATTTTGGATCGAGCTTAATCTTTAATCCATCTCTGAAATAAGCTTTATCTTTGATCTTCTTCTGCATATCAGGAGGAAGAGACTTGAATAATTCTCTATCAGCATCGTCTTTTGGATTCTTAAGTCTTTCTAACTCGTATTCAGAAAGAAGTTTTTCGTAAACAGCGTCATTAAATGAAGCGGAAATCTTAGCGACGATTTCGTATGGATTAATTAAGATATAACGAAGAGGAACTTTGTTATTAACAACTCCATTTTCGCTCAAACCAGATAAAAGTTTAAAATCTTCTGCTTTAAATTTACCGTCGATGCGGTAATAGAAGATGTTTCCGCTGCGATAATATTCGCGAAAGTATTGGTCTTTAAGTTTCCACAGTTTGATTTTCTCAAACCATTTAGTAAAGAATTCTCTGCTACGCGCAGTACCACCTTCAAGATAAACTTCTGTATTAGCGAACTCTGTAGCAATGTCGATTGTGTTTCTGACTAAAGCAACGTTGGCGTAAGCCTTTTGACAGAGTAAAATAGCATCACGAATATCAACTCCATCTTTAGAAAACTGATAAGGAAGAATTCCTTGACTCAAAAGAGCATAACGACGAATATTTTGGTCAGTTCCATTTCTTGGAATCTTTGTGCTTTGTGCTGGGTCAACGTTACCTTGAACTGTACGACTATAAGAAGCATTAGCTACTTCTGTGAAGTAAGATTCACCTAAAAGCTTTGGTTCGTAGTTGTTGTGAACAGGAAGCGGTCCGTTTTCTGGCTTTTTGAACTTGCTCCAATAGTCCGACTTCTTGTTATATGAACGCGACATATGATTATATAATAAAAGTTACACTAAAAGTATCAAAAGTACTTTTAAGACTTTTTATTTACCGCACGAAGAACGGAGTAAAAGTTTGAGCCTGTTGTTCTGGACAATCCATCATATCAAAATAGATTTTCATCATCCAGTTGCCTAAAACTAAGCAAGAATATGAGTCTTTACGCGTTTTTTCTGCTCCGCTTTGTCTTTTAAGCTCTGGCGGAAGGTCAAAACTCTGGTGACCATTAGCTGTTGTTGTAGGAATGATTAGAGAACACTGCGCTTTAACTAATTCGATCAAATCAGATTGATGATCAACGAAATCAACCATCTTTGCATCATTTGTTTGATTATCTTCTTGATCACGGAAGAATTTAATCGTTTTAATTGGGATGGTCTTGTTCTTTTGCGCGGTGAAGTCGTTATCAACAGCTTCCGCAGCAAACAGCATCTTTCTATGATCAAAATTAGATTGCAATAACTCGTTAGCGTAACGAATCCAAGAGCTTGTTGGCACTCTAAGGTAACAGATGCGAGTGTCTTTTAAGTTATACGCTCGTCTTGCTTTGCGAATCTCGTCTTGATACTTTTCTGACGAATCGAAGTCAGCTTCAAACATTTTGATTTCAATTTTGCTTTGTTTAAACACTTCGCTTTCGTTTGCAGCGTTGATAAACTGTACGCCACCGTTATAGTCGCCGCACATTCCAACAATATTGAAGTTATTCATCAAATAAGCTAAGTATTCAATGTGCTTTTTAAGATTAGTTCCTGATACAGCGTAGTTGTGTATAAGAATTCCTTTGCGATTAGGAACATCTAGTTTAATAAGGTTCATCGCAAAGTCGTCAGACGATTCATTTTCTGCCCACGAAGGATCGAAGCTTAAAATATAATCAGAACCTTTCTGCCCAGCCACTTCAATCGCTTGTCCTTCAAGCGGCTTGATCGTACATTCGTGCATCTTGCTTAATTTAAAGTAGCCAGAAGAATCATCCATAAATCTAGAGCCAAATTCTCTTTGGAATTGCGATTCAGACATTGTTGATTTTGCTTGAGTCAGCAAACTCTCATCATAAAGACCGTGAGGAGCTACATCATAAGCGAAATGCAAGATTGCTCTTGTTGATCCACCTTTTCCATCCTTTTCAGGAAACTTAATAAGCGATTCGTATTGCTTATAAAGCTTATACATATATTCAAACTGATAAGAAGCGGACGACAGTACAATAATTTTATTATTTGGCCATCTGAATCGCTCTTCTTCAGTCATATCTCCTTTAGCTATTAGTTGAGTTTCTAAATCATATACTTCTTTTCTCTCTGTTGGGTTTTGTACGACAGAAAGAAACGGAATAATAACTTCGTTAAAGATTCTTTCTGGCATCAACAAGAATTCGTCGATCATCATACGGTGAAAGCGAAAACCACGAAGCTTTTCGCCATCGCCAAGAGGCAAACAGGTAATTTTACTGCGACCAAACTCCATTGTCCATTCATCAGAACTTTTAGATACTTTTGTGATAGCTTGCTTTAAGAAAATAGCATTTGGCTTATCCGCGATTTCTTCAATCTTGCGGAAAATCATCTTTGCTTGACGAAATGTTTTACTTACGATGCCAATATGAACACCTTGATTCAAAATCGCATCTAATGCAGCAAAAACTGCACAAGTAAAGCTCTTAGAAAGACCACGGCTCCATACCATCATGGAATAATCTGTTTCAAACATTGTTTTGATTGCAAGATGCTGAAATGGAAATGGTTTTACGCCGCAAATAATCTCAGAAGAGAATGAAATATTGCTGCGGAGAAATTTATATAGAAGAATCTTAGCTTCGCGTTCTTCCAGAAAGCCTTCTTTCTTTAAAATCTCTTCGTTTACTTTATTGCTATTGTAAACGCTTTTTCTTTTTTGGTCGCCAACGATCCAAGCCATGATTGATCCTTTTCTATGAAGTATTGAACGTCTGTTTCCCAAAGTTTTGGGCCGCAAACGAGAAGTTTAGGTATTAACGCTATACTATTTTTCCTGTTACCAGAAAAAACAAATTGACAGTTCTTGTGAAACTCTTGTTGCAGCAAACGCATATTATGATATACAAATTTTAGGTTAGATTTGTGAGGAGTAAAGTCATTATTATTTTTGATCTGATCAAAACTAGACTCTACTACAATAAATAAGAAACAATCCATAGATTTGCATCTTTCGATCTCTCTTTTAAACCTATCAAAATTTTCACTAACTAAAGTGCTTTTAAAATCATTTTCTGATTTTCTATCGACAAATGTTTTAGAGTAATTTTGACCACCAGCGGTATAATCTCCAAAATCTAGTTTAACTTCTCTTTGATTTTTGAACTGTAATGGCTGTTGCTCTCTTGTATCAATGAATATATTAACGTTAGAGTGATCTAAGTAAAAATCTTTGTGAATATTTTTAGAGAACATTGGTTTTACGCCAATCTCAGAACAAACTGCTGAATAAGAACCGTAATGTTTCTTGAAACAGTCAATGCTTGGCAGTTCGCTTGTCTCAATTTCGATATGACTAGGCGCAACAGCTAATTCTTTGTTAGTGATACGCTTTTTAAGTAGCTCTTTGATGTACGGTTTAACAACTTCTGCTTTTTCAAAGTTACACCACTTCAATAACTGTTCTCTGTTCTCAAAATCCTTTTCAAAATAAGACTCTTTATCCTTGAAGCTTAACTTTGTACCAGTTAAGAGGTTTTTCTTCGGGTAATGGGCACAGTAGTAGTCTCCAAGCGACATCTTATGCTTCTTCAAGTGCGTATGAAGACTGCGTTCGCTTGAAAAATCTTGATTACATTCTTTGCACTTAAACGGCATCATCTAATGATATGCCCAAGATACGAGCTTTCCACTCTACCATGCTTTCAAGCTTGCCAGCTTCTTCTCTAACAAGAGTCTTTTGCATTTCTGCGATCTTGATCATGTTAGCGCGCTCTTCTTCGTCTTGAAATAGCTGAACAATAGCTAAGATAGAAGCATTTTCTTTTTGTTTAGCGTTAATGCGTCCTGATCTGTCGCCTTGAAGTTTTTTGATAAGACTTTCGACGCGACCTTCGCATTGATGGTACTCGCCGCTTTTTGCTTTGATGATTTCCGCAAGACGAATACTCATTTCGTTCTGCTCTTGAGTATCTTCAAACATTTTATTGAGCTTATCTAAGTGTCTTGAAGTAGTTTCTAAGTTAATGATTTCTTTGCACACGTTCATGTACAAATTAACTTCGTCAGCAGTAAGGTCCGGCTTATCCCAAGTCATTCTAATGAATTCTTCTTCAAAAATATCACGATCTTCTTGAGACGTATAACAATTAATGATCTTTTGGAACCGAGAGTTAGCTAAATGGATTGTTAGCTTCTCAATACACATCTTATGTTGACGGCTAAGTTTTTCTTTATCAATTTTTTCGCCAGTAGCTTGATTAATTTTATTCACCACACGCTCAACAGAACGTGGAACTAAATACTTTACCCCAATAGCAGTTTCAGATTCTAGTTGGCCTTCAACGTTTGCAGTTCTAACAAAATTTGCAACAGCTCTTTGCTCAACTCCAAGGTTAACGATTCTACGATCAGGAAAAAGAAGTTCTGCAATTCTAACTGCCGACAGTCCAATAGCTGTCTGGTCAATAATAAACTCTTTTTGAGAATCGGTAAATTGAATATCCGCCGCTTTCTCGTACTTTGATGTTTTGTAAGAAATTTTATTGCTCGCTAAGAATGATCTGATGGCGATTCCTTGTTTAGATCGACCATCTAGCTTTTCGTTAGCAAAGAATTTGCGCGTGATAGTATTTAAATCAGGAAATTGTTTGGCTAAGTCTCTAATTTTTGCTGCTTCTTCGTTTGTAAAAGAAATATCTGTTGCTTCTTCTTTAGCTTCCACTTAAAATGTCCTCCGATTGTAAAATTTTTAAAGCTACTTGCCTAAATAGCTTCTTAAGATTTTTGATTTGTTTGTATCCAGCTTTTTTGCCTTTCTCATTTGTCTTATAACCCATTTCAGCAGCTACTTTTTCTTCATCTACTCCATCAACAAAAAGTCTCGTATAAACTCTATATTGTTTAGGAGCTAAGTACAATCTCATTTCTTCGTGAAGGCGGGCGGCGCTAGATAAAATGTCAAAATTCTGATCTCGCATTGAATGAACAGCATCTGTATGACTTTCGATAGACACACAAAGCTTAACATCGTATGCACTCTTCTTTGTTTTCTCCCATTTTCTATATAAAGGACACTCAGAGCATTGTCTTCCGCTTGGCGTAATCGAACAAGCTGGTGGTTCGTTACCTTGATTAAACTTACAGCCTAAACATGGGCGAGTATAGTTAAAATAATTATTGCGAAGCAGATTTTTAATCTGATTAGAAGTTATTCTAGCGACCCAAGGTTCAAGTGGGCGATCTTGCTTCCACATATGCCACTTCTTTGAGATGTGAAAGCGCACAATCTGTGCAACATCTTCGTAATCCATCCAACAAATAGCTTTGAGCTGCCAGATATATCTGTGCTTCTCAATGATTTTGTCTATTACATCTTTCTTATCGTCGTAAGTGATTTTACCCAGCTTTAGAGCTTCCATATTTTTCAGGAGATAGGCCATCAATACCATCAGAACGCTTTGCTTTAAACTTTCTAGCTTGCGCTTGCATGGGATTCCGTTGAAGATCTTCTAGGTTGAAGGATTTAAACCCTCCTTCCATTTCGATTTCAACGTCTAACGACTCTATGTGTGGAAGCTCCTCAATATCCGAAGAATCCTCGTCATCGTCTTCTACTTGCGAACCACGAATAGCAGTTGGTTTCTGCTGTGCTTTTACTGTTGGCTGTTGAATAGCTTTTGAGTTAAAGGGATTGCCGCATTTCGAGCAAAAGTTTGGTGCAAATCCTACATACTCATGTTTTGCGCCGCACGATGAACAGAAAGTGATAGCCATATTATTTTTTAGATATGCTGTCAACCTTATCGTTAAGATTTTCCAGCTTTACTAATATCTTAGTTATATCTTTCTGTATTTCAACCATTTTGTCCGTATTAACTGGCTTTCCTTCATCATCTACTATCTTTGAAAGGCGTCGAGAAATATTTTTTACTTCTGTGTTAACGTAAGATATTTGCTCTGCCTGAACCTTCATCTCTAAAGCAACAGGATTAAAATCATCCTTCTTTACATACGTTGTATTTAGGTAATACAATATACAGGCGATCAAAATTCCGCCAAATACCTTGATAATATTTGCCCAACTATTCAACTGAGACGTTTTTGACGTTGCGCTGCTCATCTTTTATTCTATAACGGAGATTAATGTTATTAATCTTCTTTACAACAAATTTTAAGATTTCGCTTCTTTTAATATCTTCTTCAGAGAACTCAAAAGTATAGATTCCTTTCTCCATGCAGTCTTCTCCAGTGAAAAGATCAAAAAAATCGAGGAAACCATTCTTAACTTTAATGTCCGATTGCATAAAATCTCCGCATAAAAAGATTTTTGTGCCTTCTCCAATTCTAGTTAAGAGAGTTGTAATCTCTTTAGCTGTAAAGTTTTGCACTTCGTCAGCAATGATAATTTTATCAGTGAATGTGCTGCCTCTTAGGAAGTTTACTGGTACTGCTGTAAGTCTTCCATCGTCTTTAAGACGGTGAGCATCAGTAACTTCAATAATTTCATGAACTTTATCCTCAAGAGGAATCAGGTAAGGTTGGAATTTGTCACCAACTGTTCCGGGTAGTGCACCTAGAGACTTTTCTCCACTCTCTGCGATTGTTCTGATGTAAATAATTTCTTTATCATTGTTACTAATGAGGTTTAATGCTGCGTAAACAGCCATAAATGTCTTTGATGTTCCCGCTGGTCCAGCGATGAAAGAGATTTTGGTCTGCTCGTTTAAAAGTATTTTTAATAAGTCTTGTTGCTTATCTGAAAACTTAAATTTTCTTTCTTTAAATTTGATTTCTTGTTTTAGTTGTGGGATTGTGATTCCCGCAGGTTTGGTTTTCTTGTTCTTAGGGGCTTTTTTTGCCATAAAGTGTTAAACCATCTCTTCAATAATCTGTAATCCTCCTTTAGCTACTCCATTTGAATCAACAGAGAAGGTTTGATTAGATAAAACGCCAGCTACCGAAAAAACAGTAGCATCCGACATTGTAATTGTACAGGTTACTGTTGTATTTGGTTGATAGTCCGCTAACCAGTCCGCATTGCATAGTCCATTTACTTGCAAAGATTTTGTAATCTTAGAAACACTAACTTTTTCTGGATATTCCGAGCCAATAACAAAGTTTGGAACTCTATCGACTTGAATATCAAAAGAAATATTCTCATATTGAGAGATTGGAGTGTGGGAAAAATTTGGAGCAGTGAATTGAATTGTTGTTGCTCTTAAAGGAGAGAGTAAAATGCTTCCAGTTCCTGCTTGTTGCTCTGCGTACGAGTAAATTCCAGAGCCAGTCGCTAATCCATAAGAGTCAAACTGAAGCGCCGCAGATGCAACCTTCCAAGGTTCAAACGATGCAGAGAAACTCTTTAAATAACACTTGTTGAACTGGTAATCTGGAACTTTAATCAGCGAACCAGTAACCGAATCTCCAGTTAAGTTGATAATCTTGTTGATTTCTCCAGAAACCAAAAGAACATTCGCAGAAATGCTTGAGTTTTTTGGGCCAGTCTGGATATAGTAGTCCATTTGCTGACCAATTCTTCTAACTCTTTTTAAACTAGTTGTATTTGATGCGCTTAAACTAGTTGCGTATAAGATGTTGTCAGTGGCGCTATCAGCGTTAGTAAAATACGCTCTGATTTTATCGTAAGTAACGTAAGCCATCTGATTATTTTACACTTTTTTTGAATTGTTTGAGATCAGCATCGTCAATCATCGAAAGGCGTTTCAAGAACTTGACATTTTCGAGTTTTACGTTCTGCATTACCAAACGACTGCCACCAGTCACCATTCCTTCTTCGTTTACATCGTAAATAAATAAAGTTGTTGACATTAATCCGATTCTCACGATTCTCGCAGGACTTTTTGTGCCGTCCCAAAACATAAGAACGTCATCTTCTTTAAGTCCAGAGGTCATTTTAAAGATAATACTCTTGACAATGTTAATAATAAACTCTTTAAATAGCAATGAGACAACGCCCGCTACCAAAAGTACCGAATTTTGAGACACAAAAGAATTCATCTGATCTTCCATAATTAATTTTACACTTTAACTGGAAAAACCACCTCTTGAACTACTATAACTTATGAACGGAAAAGGATCAAAACGCCGCCCATCTTCTATTTCTTCTGACGAGTTCGCAAACAGAATCGACGAAATTTTTAAAAAGAAAAATAAGGTGCAAGTGCCTGTTCTTCAAGACGAAGAAGGTTACTTTATTAAAATTCCAAAAAAAATGCTCAAAAAGGCTGGACTTAATGAAGGAGATAGTGTTGATTTAATTCCGTCAGGAGACGGATATCTCCTTTCCAAAATAAATAAATAATCTTATGGGAATGTTCGACACACTTATCGTTAGCGACAATCTTCCTTACTCAGAGGAAATGATTTGCCTTGGTCTAAACTCAAATGATGGCGATTTTCAAACTAAAGATTTGGAAAATTTGTTACAAACTTATATCTTACAAGACAAAAAACTTTTTGTCAAAAAATACAAAGTTAACGAATATGTTAAACCAGAAAAATCATCTGATGGTTGGAATTTCGGTCATATGGAAAGAAGCGGTGAGTATCTTGAACAAGTTATTCATCATGGTAAGGTTAATTTCTATACTTCTCATCGGAACGTGCTTGACATTTGGGATTGCTGGGAAGAATATGAAGCTACTTTCACTAACGGTATTTGCGAAAACATCGTTTTGGTAAAATTCACTAAAGAATCAAATAAAGAAAGATTAGAAAGAGAGAAAGAGTGGAAAGAAGAACTTATGAGAAATCATAATCTTTGGTATAATAAGTATATTTTCCATACTCGTACTTACCGCAAATTTTCTCGCTACAGATATAAATTTTTCACAGCAATCGCTAACTTTTTCCATAAAATCGCATGAGCATAACAACCAATAAAGAAATCTACAAAGAAGATATTGCCGCCATGACCAATGCGGTCTATCAAGAACTTGCAAAACGCAACATTCATTTTAATTCTGTCGAAGAAGATGATGAATTTCACGATTTTTTAACGGCAACTCTTGACATTTGGTTTAATACTGATCACTCTAAGGAATAGTATGAAAAATTTAAAGTTAAACGAAGACTATTTAAAGTACCCAACAGTAGAATCTGTTTTGCGTGAAATTATTAATGACGATATGCTTGACACAATAGCTGTGGCGAGTATTAAATTCCATTTAGGATGCACCAAACAAACTTTAGATAGATATAAGTCGCAGAAAAATTTTGTAGATTGGGAAAAAGAAGACATGGAATATTACGAGCTTCTTTTAGCGGCATTTTGTCTTGTCGGCAATTACTATGGCATAGATACAGAGAAGTATAAACAAAAACCTACCAAAAAAAGTGCAAAACCAAAAACTAAAAATCCCAAAAAATCTTGAAGGTCACGTTTTGCGTTTGCAAAAAGACATTGACCATCTTCATGAGAAGATAGAAGAAGAAATCGAAATGACTGCGCTTATACTTGACATAAAAGACAAGGATTCGCCAGAGTATAATATTCTTTGGGACTTTTTACAAAATGATTCAAGATGGATGATCGAATTTGAATGAAAATTATTTGCATATCTGACACGCACGGTCTTCACGGACACATTAAGAACAAAATTCCAGATGGAGATATGATTATCCACTCTGGAGACTTCTGTAACCGTGGAGATTACTTTGAATGCGTCGAATTTTTTAATTGGTTTGGTGCTTTGCCACACAAATACAAGCTTGCTATCGCTGGCAACCATGATATTTGGATGGAGAAGGCGAGCCGTTCTGAAATTAACGCAATCATACCACCGGGCATACATTACTTGCAAGACGAAGGCGTTACAATCGAAGGTTTAAACTTTTGGGGTTCTCCTGTTCAGCCAGAATTCTTTGATTGGGCATTTAATCGCAAGCGTGGATCAGCTATCCAGCAACATTGGGATTTGATTCCCAAAGATACTAATGTTTTGATCTCTCATGGCCCACCTATGTCTATCCTTGATAAAACTATTCAAGGTACTCACGTTGGATGCGCCAATTTATTCACCACAATCACTGAACAACTTAAACTTAAGCTTCATGTCTTTGGCCATATTCATAAT